TTGTATTCCTCGCCGCCAATTTGCAAAGCCATAGCGGGAAGCGTACCATATCCGCCCGTGGCAAGGCCGACGGCCATTTGGCCGCCAAGCTGTCCTGCGCCCTGCACAAAATCATAGGCAAGCCGCTCCGCCGAGCTGTCCGCCCGCACTTTGTACGGCTGAAAGATTTCCGCATCCGCCGCACTGTCCAATGCTTTTATAAAGCTTTCATCCGCCTGCATACGGTCAGGATTCATTTCGTTCAAAGTTTCAATATTATAATCCCTGACCGCCTGCAAGCCGCGAAGCACTCCGCGCGGGACAGATACAACGCCATTATAAAAAGACTTGCCAAGATTCAACGCTTTATCGGACGCAGTTTGCTTTTCTTGAAAATCCATTGTGTCATATACAGACAGCAGGCTTGCCACGTTGCTTGTTACGGGCGCATATTGCTGGCCGGATTCTAACCGCTTTTCGTATTCTTCAACGCTCAACATAGCAGAACAGTCCTTTCTTTATCTTCTGTAGCCGGACAAGTCTTTCATCTTCATAATATCCTCGCCGGACATATAAGCATATTTCCCGTCTGCGCTTTCAAGAACATATCCATTGTCGCCAGTCTGCCTTATCGTGTCGTAACCGTTTGCTGCAAGGATTCTATACGGGAGGATCACGTTCTCTTCCGTGTTCATCCAAGTGCCTTTATCAACGTACTGCCCGCCGTGATATTCTTCCGTAAATGCTTTCGCCACACGATCTGCCAAATCTTCTTCCCATCCCGAGAACAACTGCCCTTTGTTGTCGGCCAGCATCTTGTAATACTGAAAACGCGCAATTCGTTTGAACGTCTTATTGAACGACTTCTTATCCGCAATCATCTTGTCGTCAATATCGCAATACGCTTTTATATCGTCATACGGGATGGCCCATTCGCCTTTATTGTTTTTGTAGTCTTTATAAAGCTTCATGAGCTTGTTGACTTCCGTTGCGGAAGTAATTCCACGCTGCGCGCAATAGTTTATGATTGCAGTTTCATCGGCGCGGCCCGTCGAAATTTCATCCCGTACAAGCTCCATATCTGTTTCGTCAACCTTTACGGACGGCTGCCGCCTTGCGCCTTGTTCCGCTGCCCTTTCGTTTCGCCGCTCGATTGCCGCAACAGTTTTTTCCATCTCAATACGGGTATGATCGTTATAAGCGTATTTATTTACAATAGCCCTGTATTGCTCAACATCTTCAACACCATCATTCATTAAGTCTTGCATTTCGTCCCGCGCTTTTCCTATCGTTATGTTTTCCGTGGCTTTATATACATTTTGCCTGTGCTGATAATCGGAAAGGGCTTTTTTCTTTGCTTCTTCCAAATCCATCTTATAAAAATCGTTATCGTAAACGGCACTAACATCTGTGCTATCGGCTTGCGGCACGCTGTCAATCACATAATAATCTGCGCTTTCTTGATTAAATATTTCGTCAAGCGAAAACGTCGCATCGTCGCTATGCCGGACGCCGCCGTTTGGATCGTTAATCATAACCCTGCCGTCCGTATCAATTCCAGAATACACAAGGAAGTGTCCATTATCTGTAAACATTCCTCTGTCATGCGCAGCAACAACGGGGATGCCTTTTCGCAAGAGATTTATAACTTCTTCTTGATCATCAGTTTTTCTCATTTCAACGCCATAATGCGCAGCTACAGCAGGGACAAAATCTGCGCCATGCACACCGTCACTGGCAACAAGCCCGTTTTCCGTCGCGTAATTTGCCACTTCTACAGGATTTATATACTTTCCTGTCGCCCAGGACATAGCCATTGCCATCGACGTAGGAGCGCACCCGCTTGTCCCAAGAGTTCCTTGACTAAACGGAACATCTTGCCAATTATCGTCCCACTGTTTATACAAAGGAAGTCTGTTTCCCTGTTGCTGTCCTTGCCTTTGTTTGCCCTGATAGTGTGTTTCAATCCAATCCTCGACTTGTTCGGGCGTTGCCCCAGGGCCAAGATCGGCCCACATTCTTTCATGGAAATTAAGAGTTTGCGCTTCCTGCTGACGTTTCCCGATGACCGCAAGCGTAGCCGCCATCTTGGAAGGGCTGATTGCGTCTTTATATTTGTTGCATAAGTCTTTCATGCGCGAATAATCGCTCATTGAAGTTGCGAAAGCAAGCGCGTTTTCAACGATGCTTCTTTTGGCCGCCATCGTTTGATTCTGAATCATTTCTTTGCCGTAATTTCTGTAACGGTCTTGAATAAGCGGCAACGCGCGATTCATGCCGGCTTCAATCGACAAATCCGAATATCCGCCCTGCGCCGCCATGTTTTGGCACTCCGCCAACTGATTATTAAACTGCGTTTCATGGTATGCTTCCGTTTCCGCAAGCTGATACTTCATCATATTGTTGCGGCGCGTGTTGTTGTCCCGCTCCGTGTAGATATTGAAAGCCTGCCCCGCCTTGCCGTAGTTTATGAACGCACCGAATTTTTTGCGCACCTGATCCAATGCTTTTTGATGCAGCTTGTCATAATCCTGGACGATATTCAGTGCGTTCTCCTGCTTTTTCTGCATCAGCTCAGCCGTTCCTTCGGACATGAGGCGGTTGTATTCGTTATTGGCCTCCATAACTTTTCCGCTGTCGTACTGCTCTTTCCAGTTTTCATAGCCTTTAATGATAACTCCGGCCATGTTCGCGCCTTCGCGTGCAAGCGCGCGCTCCCCCGGATTGTCGTAGGAAACGCCGACAGGCTTTGTAAAATGTTCTTGCGGCGCGGCAAGCTGACCGCGCGACTGGTATGCTGCGAAGTTAGCCATAATACTCACCTCAACGTAATCTTAGGTTGTTTACGTTTCCATATCGCTCCGTAAACGTCTTGCCGCCATAAGTCCATGTTGCCCCACTTCCGCTTGCGCTGTCCGTGCCGCTCATTACCGCGCTGCTCTTGCTGCTGTAAAGATTCCCGGCAAGCGAAAACGCGCCGCCAAGCATACTGCCCCAGAACGCCCGATTGCCTGCCGCCTCATAATCGCGGGCGTTTTTATAAAGCACAGATTCATTCCACCTATGCTTATTGGCCTGATTAGAATAATCCGTACCCATGCCGAACAGTTTATAAACTTCCTGCTGACCGTTGGACAGATTCTTTGCAGTTTCGTAATCTATCTCGTCCCTGCTCTGCTCGACAAGTGCGGCTGCTGATCCTGTCCGTGTAAGGCCGGATTTACCGATATTCGCATTCTGCTTGTTGATATATAAGAGCTGCCGCCTGCGCTCATCTTCCACATTCTGCGCATTGACGCGCGCAGTTTCCTCGGCCTGTTTGTTCGCTTTCTGCGCGTTCTGCTGCGCGATTGCCGCCTCCTGCGCTTGAAGCTGCGCATTTACTCTCGACTGTTCTGCCGCCGCCTCATACTGCTGTTGCTGCGCCCTGCCCGAAAGAAAGGCCGTGCCAAGCGTGCCTATGATTGTTCCGACAAGTCCCATTTCTATCATTCCTCTCCAAATGTAAACTTATGATACGGCAAGCCGTAAATACCATACGGAGCGGCAGGATAGATTTTCGCGCCCAGCCATTTCAGCCATGCAATCGTCCTGTCGTTTCCTTCGTCCACATAGTTATAAAGCAAGTCCCAATCATTAAGAAAGGCGCGGATTCCGCGCCTTGTCCATTTGCCAGTATATACTTTATGTTTCGCCGTTTCCTTTGTCGCAAGCATCCAAATAACGCCCACGTTCTCAAACGGCGTTTTCCTTACCACGCCAAAGGCGGCCAGCGGTACGCCGTCGCATTTGCAGACGTAGGCGCATTCTGAGGATTCCACGCAGTAATGCGCCTCCGTTTCAATGTTCGGCCCTATCAGCCCGACGATTTCCCGCCTGTCCTCCGGCCTCATCATGCAGGCAATCTCCCGCATATCTTCTTTTGTCGGCGTCGTATATGTAAACTTAGCCACCTGGCAATACCTCCGGGATAATCGAAAGTACGGTCATAGGGAACGGATCGGCCTGCTTGATGAGAAGCATGAGCGTTTCTTCGTAATTCGACTGCGGAAGGGTAATCTTCTTTTTCCCGCTGTACGGATTCACAGGCGTTCCCCAAGGCTCCGTCGTCCGCCATTTTATCTCGTCCATTGCGTTCTCGTTCCAGCCGAAAAGCCCGCCGATGGTATCAAGGAACATTACGGTCACGTTCTGCACGCGCTTCTTTCTCGCGCCCCACGGGCCGTCCTGCCCGGCAAATTCGATGGGCAGCATCTTGATCCGCGTATCGTATTCAAGGCCGACTTGCACGCTCTTGAACGTGCCGCCAATATCCAAGGAGCCGTCGTTTTCTACCGTCTGCCCCGTCAGTTTGTTGCCGTCACCGACAATCTGCACGGTCTTTCCGGCAAGCCAAGTCAGGCCCGTCAAAGTGGAAATACCCGCCGCGTTATAAGTGGAATAATTCGCGTCCATGAAAACAGGCTCGTCGTTCGTCGTCATCTGCTCCATGCAGTAATTGTCCCCGCGCTTCACGCACGCCCAAAGCTCGTCCTCGGACGCGCCTGGGATAGAACATACGTCAATAAATTCACCGTCCGTATGATGCTGATGCCATGCGTAAACGTCCTGCTCCTTGATGTAGGTCATGCCCAAGAGCGTTCCGTCACTCCTGACGCACCACACGACGCTGTTCGGCGTTTGCTGATACGCCATGCCGACAATCTCCTGCCCGTCGAATAGATGCGCGGCCAAAAGGGAAACGTCGTCGCCCGTGTATTTGTCCACTTCGTAAGCATACGCGAGGTCACGCACCGTGCTTCCGTGCCGCTGGACGTAGACAATGCGCCCGCCGATAATCACGGGCATTACGTCATTGATACCGCGATATTCCTGCGCGCGGGCCTGCTGATTCGACGGCGTGAATGCGTCGCCGCCTCCGCCCACTCGGTACTCGCCGCCGCTGGTCAGCATGAGCATTTCACCGAATGAAACGATTGCTTTTACGCTGTTCATCTGTCCTGCGGAAGAAGACAGCGTACCCGTAATCGCGTCGTCATCTGCCGACGGCGTGGACGTACCGAAGTTGTAATAATCGCCAGACTTGCTTGCCCAGTATGTTTGCGGCTGCGCGTCGCTTCCGGCAAAGACAAGCCTGTCCTCAAAGAAACCGATGGCCTGCGGATAACCCGCATTCTCCCGCCATGCGGACAGGGAAAAGTCCGGCGTGGCCGTTATCGCGCCAAGCGTGCGCACGACGGTTGCCGTCGCCGTCGTGGAATCTGTTACCGCAGTAATCTTCACGATACCGTCGTATTCCTTCGCGAAGGACTGAATCGTCACATAGCCGCGCTGGTTTGGATCTTCGCCAGAATGCGCGGAGTTGTCGAACTCCGTGCTATACACGCGATAGGAGCGTATCTCGTCATCGTCGTTCGTGAAGGTCATATTGTAGTTTTGGCTTCTGTTGCCGCTCTGCCGTTTGAGTTGCGTCCATGAGCCGTCATCCGTAAGCTTTTCTACCACGAAGGAACCGTCCCAGAAGCCGAAGGATTCAACGTAAACCGTGCCGCCAGGAACGCAAGTAACTTCAAGCGCCGTCGTCGGCACGCCCTTCTGGTATTGCCCCGGCACGGTATGTCCAAGCCGGAGAAGCAAGCCTTCCATCTCGCTTGTGAAATAGCTTGCGCTTGCCGTCAGCGTAATATTTCCCGTCGCCGCCGATGCAGATATTTTCAAATCGCCAATATCTGGATCGTCAAACGGCCCATTGGAAATATCCATAACCGCATACGTCCAAGACGTGTTGCTGTACCTCGTCAGCGTGGCCGGGGGATATTTCGGATGAACGAGAAAAAGAACGTCCGCCGACTGTGTATATTTTATCTGCGCCAAGTCCGCCGCTTTATATGGCGTCGTCACTTCAACGGGCGTGCCGCCGCTTGTGATGATGCCGCCCTGCGTATAGAAACGCACTTTCTCCGGCGTAAATTCCAGCACATAATTCTGTTCGGTATTGTAGCAGAACGGGATAAGCCGTGCCGCCGCATTGTTTTTCGTCATCGTGACAAAGCGGAAACCATTCCTGCGCGTCACGCCGCCGTATCTAAGGACGATGGCGTTATAAAGTTCCGCCGCGCCCGCGTCATATTTCTGTAAGTCAATCCTCCCGTAAAGGGCGGGGGTAAGTTCCCCGCCCGCGAAGGAGGGTTTTAGTTGGTACATACCCATAGCCTGCACCTCATAAAACAGTTTCAAATCTTGCACGGATAAACGAGGACGGAGGCGGCAGCGGAGTATTCTGCTCGTTTTCCGCATCGGAAACGGCCATGTTGAATATCAGGTCGTACTCCGATCTCGCCATTGAAATAATCTGCTCGTTCCCCGTGAGCTTCAATGCGATAGACGCAGCAAGTTTCCATGAAAGCGCCTCGCAAAACATTTCATCGAAAAGCGCGGTGTCCCGCACGTCAGCCGTGTACTCCGCGACAACGCGCGGCTCGTTGGTATAAATGACAAGTCCAGAAGCGTCGCTCACGATCTTGTACCGTATATCGGGAAGCGGCACGAAATGACCGTCCGGCCCTACGGCATAAATCTTCCGCAAATAACAACAGTCCGCCGGGTATCTGTACGCATACAGATAATCCTGCGGACTGTCAGTCATTGCGGCAAGCTCCACTCGTCTTGTCGCCCACGGCCACGGATAACGACGAAGAACCACGCGCCGATCGTGTTCGTAGAATTGCGAGCACTTGCGCGCGGCCTCCGACGCTTCCGTCAAGGCCTCAATCGGGCTTGCACCTATTCTGCTCAAAGCCATGTTGCAAATCTCGATTTTATCCATTTTTCTTCGCCTTCGCTTTAGCCTTCACTACCTTCGGCTCGTCCTGTTTGGGCTTTTCGGCCACTTCCACTTTCGGCTGCTCTTTCTTCTTCGGATTATCAATCAGCGTAAAGTGTTCGGGAGGCGTGACGGTGGCATCGAAGTCCACCGCCTCCCCTTTCTTGTAATACCGATTTTCCCAGAAGCACGTCGCCTTGACAACGTACCTCATAATCAAAGCTCCGTCGTGAGGCCGTTCTGCATAGTAGCGGTAATCTCTCCGCCTACCGGGCTGGTAGCGTCAACCTTCATGCGGATATAGCGATTACCCGGCTTGATCGGAGCATGGAACTGTGCCAGCGTGCAGGGCTTGGAAGTCTGCGGAGCGGACGACGGAACGGTGATTTTTACTTCGTCAGTGTATACGCCCGTTGCAGCAGACTGAACCGTAATAGAGTTTACGCTGCCGCTCGTCAGCTTTTTCGTCAGTTTCACGTCCACTTTCAGCGGGGAAACAAACGGCCCTTTCGAGCCAAGATCAATCGTGTCGCTGTACGTCGTAGCAGTAGTCAGCGTTACGGATTTCATGAATGTGTTTTCGGCGTCAATGTAAGCCATGATTTTTTTCCTCCCTTTCTCTTAGACCAACTGGCTCTCAGTGTTGAGGATAGCGTCGCAGCGCAGGACAGGAATGCCCCAGAAGTGCGTAATCTTCTTCCCGCCGTATTCGTCAATCGTCAGGCGCACGTTGCTCTTTTTCTCGGCCACAATGTCAAGATAAGTCTGGACGCTGCGGTTTGCGAAGATTGCCAGCTTCACCTTGTCCGGGTTTTCAATCTGGTTGTAAGCCTTAATCATGTTCTCGATGAAGGCATCAACATTCGCGGACGAAAGCGCCGTCGTGTCGATATTCGCAACGCGAACGACGTAGCGCGGATCACGGACGGCAAGGCCCATGTCCCAATTGTACTGGCTCTCATAGCCGTAGAACTCGCCGCCGTCGCTGTCGTACATTTTCACGCGGCCATTGTCGCGATATTTAAAGCCTGCGCTCGTCCCCTTCGGGAAGATACCATAAACGGTGTCGTAGCCAAGACCGACAAACCAAAGAGAGGTAAGGCTTGCGCCCGTTCCGCCAGCGTCGATAATCTGGTTTGCCCAAATATCTTCCTGATTCGCCTTGCTGTAATAGTACGCCGACAGGCCCGTGAACTTCGCCGGAGTTGCTTTTTCATCTCCGTAGAAAAAGGTCGCTGCCATTTCCTGATTCATTGCTTCCTGCATAGCGACGTTCTCAGACAGGCGCCAGTTATTGTCATTGCCGTTAATCTGCAAAAGTTTCTCATCGACTTTTGCAAGCGCCTCCA